CACCGGACGGCAGCGAATAGAACGGCATCGTCTAGCCTCTGATCACGGGTAATGCTTGCCGCCGACCTCGACCCAGAGGGCGGCGTAGCGAACGAAGTATTTTCCGGTGGCAGTGTCGAGCCACGTCGCACCAGCGGCGGCTACGGCCGGAGCGAAATCCGACTGGTAGATTTCGCCAGCACCCGCCGGGCCTGTCGGTCCCGTGATGCTCTGGCCGGCGGCCCCCGTGGCTCCGGCGCTGCCTGCCACACCCGCGGCGCCAGTCGGTCCCGTGGCACCGATCCCGCCGAGGCTCGATATGAGGGCGCGTTTCGTCACGCCGCCTTGAACGATCGGCACAAGGTCGGCACCCGTGACGCCGGTCGCAAGCGTGAGTTGGCTGATTTTCTTTGTAGCCATTAGGTCACCAGCAACTCGCCGGCCTCGGTTGTGAGTTGTTCGTTGTTCTCTGTCATGAGGTAGATCACGCCCTGGTCGGTGGCGATCGTGTGAACGCGAATGATCGACCGGAAGGCGTCGCCGTAGTGCCACTCAGGGACGCCACGGGGGCTCGTCACCTCATACGTCACAAGGTCGCCGTTTTGCCCCTCGATGATCTCGTCGCCACGCTCGGGCAGCCCGAAGGGCAAGTCCGCCGTAGAGATGAGGTAGTCGCGAGACTCCCATTGTTCGATCACGCCGCTCTGGTTGGCCGCCTCAAAATTCGACCGACCAATCGTCGCCACGATCTCGGCCGACTCGTTGCCGCGGGTGTATGTGACTGTCGAGCCGGCGGCAGTCTTTAACTGCCCGGTCAACCACGCTGCACCTTGCGCCAACAGGTCGGCCATTCACCCTCCTAGTCCACAACGCCCCGGCGGCGCGCCTGCCGTGAGGCGGCGCACCGGCCGGGGGTTGCGGTGTGGACTACTTGTTGAGGATGACGTGGACCGACGTGTCCCCAACGAGCCGAGCCTTGGCGAGCTTGCCAGCCGCGACGCCCGTCGAGGCATGAGCCACGCCGGAGACCGCGTACCAGTTGATTGCCGAGCCCTGAGCGCCGGTGGCACCAGTGGCGACAGGCATCTCAAACACGCCGTCGATCGCGAGCGAGCCGACCGCGTTGGCAGCAATGGCACGGGGAGCCACGCCGACGAGCGAACCGATTACGACCACTTCGCCCGCCGCGACGGCCGCAGCCGGCGAGTGGTCGATGAGGTCACCCTTCTGAACATACGAAGCCATCAGATCACCTGCTTTCTGTGTTTGTGGGTTGAAGATCCCGGCGGGCTGGCACGATCACCAGCCCGCCGGGGTTAGATCACGTCGCCGAGTCGCACTTGACGCCGGCGAGGTACTCGGCCTTGGCGACGCCGAAGTCGAAGTAGCCACGCATCTGCACGCCGAGCGTGTTGAAGTCGGCCTCGGCCGTCTCCACCACCGGCGACTGAACGCCGTTCAGGAACGCCACCTCCATCGCCGGCAGGTCGGCCGGCGAGGCGAGGAGGTAGTAGTCGGTCGTGTTGGTCAGGTAGGTCGAGGCGACCACCTGATACCGACCGGCGAGCACGTTCCGATCCGGCTGGCCGCCCGTGGCACCGCTCTGGATCAGGGTCGAGCCCATGATCTCGGCGGCGGCGAGCTCCAGGTCGACCGGCACGAGCAGAATCCGCGGATCGACCGCGACGGGGTTGCCATCGGGATCCTTGAGCTTACGGAACCGCGTGGCGAGTGCCTTCAGGTTCGCAAGGTTCAAGGCCAGTGAGCCGGCCGACAGGTTGCCACGGGCAGTCGTGAAGAACGTCGCGTCATCCACGAACTCGGCCCAGAACACGTCGTTCAGCTTCAGGGCACCACCGCGGCCGATCCGCTGCGGAACCGCCGTCAACGCCGAGAGGTCGTCGTTGATGAGGTCCGTACGGGTGACAGAGGTCATGATGCCGTAGGTGTCGGCCGAGATCGTCCGCTGCTCTTCGCCTGCCGCAGCGTTCTTGAGCTCGCCACCGTTGGCGACCTTGTCGAACTTGAAGCCGCCGTTGAGCCGGTAGCTCGTCAGCGTCTTGAAGTCGTTGACGCTGCGGACGGTCGAGATCTGCCGCCACGCCGACTCGACGGAGTCGAAGCCGGCGAGCAGGAACTTGTTGGCGGTGTTGCTCAGGATGCCGCTGATCGCGTGGGTCGCCCACGCGGCAGCGAGGATCGGACGCAAGGTCGAAGCGTTCAGGCGACGTGGGCCGTCGTAGCCGTTGCTCACGGCCGCCTGGACGATCACCTCGCCGAGCGAGAGCTCGCGGCGGGCCTTGTGGGCCGCTTCAAGCGTCTTCTCGTCGTAGTGCTTCTCGGCACCTGGCAGGCCGCCCTGGAGGGCGAACGAAGCCTCGACCACCTCGGAGGTGAGCGGGGCGGGGGTGGCGACGTGGACCGCCGGGGCGGCGGGCCGCTCGTCGCGCGTGGCGTTGAGCTTCTGCATGTCTTCGACCTTCTTGGTGAGGGTTTCGATCGCGGCCTTGAGCTCGTCGCTCACGCCCTGGACAGGGGCTTCCACGGCGACGCTCGCCGGGGCTTCCACCGCGGCAGCCACGACGGGCTCCTCGATGGGCGTTTCGCTGGCGTGTTCCGCCATGGTTGACTCCTGGGCCTCTTCGGCCGCGATAGAGACTGCCGTGCTCCGATCCGCCCCGAGCGTCACGAATGACGTTTCGCGGAGGGTCGATGCGCGGACGATGCGGACCGGCCCAACGTGAGCCTGTCCGTTTGCGGTTGTTGACTGGTCTTCCGAAAACCGGAGATGCCGACCCACGTCGGCCCCTACGCTCGCCTGCCACTGGTAGCCACCAGCGGCGAGAGCCAGCACTTTGCGGGCGGTCTCACTGTCGGCGAGGATCTCGCCTTCGACGATGAGCTCATTTCCCTGAACCGTGGGCACGCCTTGCCCGAGAATGCTGTCGAGGCCGTAGTCGTGGCCCATCACGATCGGCACGGTGGCCGGGAGCGTCATCCCGGCCAGGTCGATCACGACCGGCTCGCGGCTCCACGCCTGGCGGATCGGCGCGCCGGTGTAGGCGACGATGCGGAATTTCTTTGGCCCGGCCGCGGCCTCGCCGTCGGCGGCTTGGAGGAACGTCACGTTCGAGGCGAGTTTGATGTTGTCAGCCATTACAGAAACTCCACGAGGTCGGAGATGTCGTCGAAGCCTTCAAAGTCTTCGAGCGTCATTCGTTGGGATCTCCTTCGCCGCCGTAGTTCACCTCCGGCGTCGGGTCGACGAAGAGGTTCAATTCCTTCATAAGCGCGATTTCGGCGGCGCGCTGCCGCAATTCCACGTCCCACCGCTTGCCCTGGCGGGAGTATTCGGCGGCGAGTGTGGTCGTGTGCGTACGGAGGCGGGTCTCGGCGGCGTTGGCTTCCTTCGACGGGTCGACGTGCTCTTTGCCGTCCCAGACCCATCCCCAATTCCACTCGGAGAAGGGCGGCAGTCCGTCGGGAAGCACGCCGGCGAGCGATGCCTCGTTGACCCACGCGGCGAGCACGCGGTCGAGCATCGTCCGCTCTAGCTGGTCACGCTCGACCCGCTGATTCATCGCGTGGACTTGGTGATCCATGCGACCGGAGGCGTAGTTGTAGGACGACGAGTCGAGGGCGGCGACGTTGTAGGGCAGTTGCAGGCAGCGAGCGATTTCGTTGAGGATCGCACGAACGAACGCCGGGTATTGCGTCGTCGGCTGCTCCGCCTTGAGTTGCGAGATGTCCCAACCCTCGGGGAGCGTCGTGAGCGTGCGCTTTGAAATCTCAAGCGCCGCAAAGGCGTCGACCTCGTCGACCTCTGCGGCCGGGCTGTTTGAGTGGATGAACGCCGCCAGGTCTGCCGCCGTCTCGGCTGCGGCGATCACCGCCTCGGTGTAGCGACGGAGTTGGCCGAAGAGCTTGAGCGCTGGGGCCACCTCGGGCACGCCGCGATTTTGGCCCGGCCGCGAGGGCTTGAACCAATGCACCATCTGCGACGCTGGCACCCGCTGAAACTGGAGGTTGTTGATGCGGAAGTTTGAGCCGGGGTGGAAATTAAGGACTTGGTAGGCAATCACGTTGCCGACCTCGTCGAACTCCAGGCCGTCGACCGTGTTGCCCTCGGGCGTGATCGTCTGCCGCATGAGCTCGGTCGGCGTGGCGACCATCTCGGCCTCGATCAGCCGGAGGTCGAGTTGCACGCCCGCGAGACGCGGGTTGTTGATCATGAGGGCGAATGCTTCGCCGTCCACGACCAACGCCTCGCGCATCGTGCGGAGCTTGGCCGGCAGGTCGACGAGCCAGCCCCAGTCGAAAAACAGACGCTCCACCTGGCGGGCCGCGTCGTCGTCGCCGATGTCGAGTTGGAGGCGCGGGCCGGTGCCGATCAGATCGTTGGCGAGCGTTGCCGAGATCCCGGCGAGGTACGAGTTATTGGCCCGCTCGTAGCGTGCCCGGTTGCGGAGCGTGCGGCGGACAGACGGCGAGAGGGCCGCGTCGGCCGCGAAGGCGTCGGCGTTGGCCCAGTGCCGATAGTCGTCGCCACGCTCGGCGCTGTCGTACTTCGCACGCACGACCGGAACCGCCGCTGGGCGGGGCGTCTGCCGGCCTCGGAATAGGTCGAGAAACGCCACCTAGATCGTTCCCGGCGGGATGATGCGATTGAACCGGAGGCCACGGTGCTTGTTGGTGCCGGCCGCCGCAGCCTTGGCCGCGAGGTACTTGTCGGCCTCGATGATGTCGACGAGGTCGTGAGCCTCGACCTCGCCGGCGTCGGTGCGGACGCGCTTCGGGCCGACAGCCGCCTCGGCGAGCTTGTTGGAGACTTCGTCGCTCATTGCTGCGACGGTAGGGCAAAAGGCCCATGAGACCGTAGGGGGTGTGTCGGCTACGCCGCCACCCAGTCGCTACCCTCGCGGCGGTAGCGATGCACCTCGGCGAAGCAGAGCCGACGCGCGATCATCTCGGTCGACTCGCTGAACACTTGGACGATGCGGCCGCGCTCCAAGACGCCGGCCGCCACAAGGGCCGCCGATAGCGCCGAGGCTATGCCGCGACCGCGGTGCCGCTCGTCGGTGAACATCTCTAACGTCTGCGAGCCCTGCCAGATGTGCGATGCGACCCAACCCACAAGGGCACCGTCGGCGTGCCAGAGGGCGACGGGTGCGCAACTCGACGCCTCACCGTTCATGACGCCGATCACCTCGCGCTGGAAATCGGAGCCCTGCCGGCAGAGGCGGCGCGCAATGGCGACACAGTCCGAAGGATCGAGGCCGTCGACAGTGGTGATCGTGAGTTGGTTCATGTTTTGAGCCTCGTCACCGTGATAACACGTTTCCCGTTGGGGCCAGCGGGGATGGAGACTTTGCGCCGCTGGCGGCCGCCGGCCTCGGTGGCGATCGGATGGACGCCGGCGATGCTCGCGGCGACGGCCGAGCCGACGAGGCAGTCGAGCCAGTGGTTGTCCCTGCCGCCCATTTTCCATTCGTCCACGACCCGCCCACGGGCCTCGGTGCGGACTGGGTATTCGCTCGTGAGATGCTCGAAGAGGAGGTCGTGCTCGCCAGCGTGGAAGGCGATCGCCTCCGGGTCGCCCATTGCCAGCCGGAGCCGAGCCGCGACAAACGTCTTGTAGAAATTCGTGTCGTAGAGCACCGACCGCTGGCCCTCGCTGATCTGGCCGATCTTCCAGTTGAGCCCGATTCGGTCGCCCCTGCCTTTCTTCTCGCCGATGGGTTGCGAGCTCGCACCAATGCCCTTGCCGTGACTCGGGAGGATGACGCCGGCAAACGGCGTGCGGCGGCAGAAGGTGCGGACGGTGTTCGTGCTCTGCCCCCAGTTGGCGTCGATCAAGAGTTGCGAGACGCGCATCGCCGCCCCGTCTTCTCGCGTCCAGTCGCGGCCGAGGAGAAGTTTCGCCACCTGCTCCAAGCCGGCACTCAACGCCGCCTCGAACCCGGCACCCTTCGCCGCCTGGGCGAGCGTCCGCTTGGCGTGCTTGGCTTCAAAGAACGTGGACGCCTGGTCGGGGTAGCACCCATAGGCGACGACGTGCCCGCCGAATGACTGGTTCCACGAGGCGACAAGCCAGAAGAGGAGTTTCTCTTGCACGTCGACAAACGCCGTGAGCGTCTGGTGGTCGAGTGGGATTTTCCCACGCTCCAAAGTCGTGGCCCGCAGGGCGAGCGACCGCTTGTCGAGTTTGTCGCTCGCGATGTCGTCGGCGATCGGCTGGTTTTGATACTCCGCCAAAAACGCCGACTCGCCACGGTCGATGCGGAGATTCCATGCGTGCTGGATCGCGGAGAGCTCGTCGTCGTTCTTTCGCTCCGGCCACGCCACCCGAGCCCCGGCGTCCATCGCGGCTTGGTTGACTCGGTAGTGCTCGTCGGCTGCCTTGGTGCCGGTGCCGTTGCGTTGCCCTTCACGGCGGAGCTCGGCGTATTGGCTCCAGAGATCCTCGGCGGTCGGCCATTCGTAGACGAGTTTTGTCCGCTCGCCCTGCCACGCCGGATGCTTGGCACGGTCAAGCAGGCGGTCGGCCAGGTCGTCGGGGCGGATGACCGTGATCGTGGCGAGGCCGCTGATCTTGGCCCCCGGCCCGGCGAGGCCGAGGATCGCACCGGAGAGGATCCGCTCGCGGGAATGGCACTGCGACGGGGAGCCGGCCGACTCGTCGGTCTGCGGGTCGTCGATCAAGACGAGCGACGGCCGCACCGTCTTGCCGTCCGCCCGAATGTGCTGGGCACCTCGGATGCGTCCGGTGATCCCGGCCACCCGCACGGCTGCCCCTGCGGACGGTGCGCCTGGGATCCACGCCAAGGTGATCTGGTCGGCGGTCCATTCGAGTTGTGTCGGCTGCCCGTTGTAGGTCTGCCCCTTGGCCCGTTGGCTGATCCGCTCCAAGGCGCGGATCGGGTAGCACGCGGCCGGGAAGTCTTCGAGGAGGAGGTCGTTCGTTTCGAGGTGGACCTTGATCACGTCGAGCATCTGGCAGGCGATCGCCTGGTCGGCACCGACGAGCATCACAAACGGCCGATGGCCGCAGAGCACCGACCAGAGGCAGGCCCAGATACAGAGCGTGGATTTGCCGGATCCTCGCGGCATCGCGAATGCGAAGAGCTCGCCTTGCAGAACGGCCGCCTCGATCTTGGAGATCGCCGTCAGGTGGTCGGGCGACCATGCAAGCGGAAACGATTCCTTCCCGTACGTCTCGCAGAATTGCCGGAAGTTTCTTAGGCAGGCGTCGCGGCGTTTCGGGTCGACCACGCCGGGGAGCTCGCCGATGTCGCGGGCCGTCGTGGTGATCGACCGCGACCGCTTG